AGTTCAACTGATCTAAAAATAGCGTCTTTACTATTTTTTTTCATTATTCTATGTACAACTGATTTATTAATACGAGTAGGTACAAAAATAGTTTTTGAATTGTCAACTGGATATGTTTTATATTTTATCATAGTGTTTTTTTCTCTTTATTGGTTTATTTTTTTGAAGTTATAATCGTGGATAATCTTATTAATTGCGTTTTTCATATTAATATCAATTATCTCTAAAAGGTCGTTATCAACTTCAACGATTTCTTTGATGTTTTTCTTCATTTTTTTAATTTGACTATAAGCAACATTTCTTACAATTGTCAAATTATTTGTTTTTTGTGTTTTTGTTATCATATACATACTATAATATAGGAAAAAGACCCTAAAGTCAACAAAATAATCCCGAAAATATGAAAATAATTACACTTTTTTTGTTATGTTCTCTTTTTGTTCTCGTAAATTGTACAAAAATCAAAGAAAATTGCGATTATAGACCAGAATTTGATAATTCCAACGAATCAATGAGCGAATCACTTGATGGATTAAGACAAATTGAAAATTTGCAACACAAAACACGTTGTAAATTTTAACTATAAATAGTAATATGGTAAATTCACAAAAATATTGTCAAAATTGCGGACACGAATCGCATTGTGGCGAAAAATGTTTACAAGATTACGGAGAAAAAGAAAAAACTGTTTGTTGTACTAATTGTCGTTGCGAAAAAGATGATGATTCTTGGGAAGATACTGTAAAATACGATTTAAACAATGAAGATTTATTTAATGGAGCATAAAAATGGCAAAAATGAGAATATTTAAGTTTTGGAATGAAGCAGGTGACGAAAAAGAGAAAGAATCAATGAGTTTGAAGAAGGCAGTTATGTCTGTTCAAGGTGATTTTAAAGATGAACGTATAGGAGTTGAATTTATTACTAAAAAAGGTAATAAAATACAAACTTCAGTAAAAATCCCTATGGGAAGAAAAATAAGACAATCAATAATGGTTGAAAAACGAAGAGCAATCGCAAAAGCGAAATTAGAATCAAGTAGAAAAAGTGCATAATGATATTAACAGGTGAATTTGTAGTTTTAAAGGATAAAAAAATCTGCAAGTTCACTAAATATTCAGATATACCTGAATCTTTTGAACAGGTAATATCATTTATACCAGATTATCCCGAAGGACCTCATACACAAGAGGAACATAACTTTATGGAAACATTTAATAGTAAATTACAGGAGTTGTTAAGTCGTGCCAGCGGTAACTAGAATAGGAGACGCTGATGTTGCTCATTGTTCAGGAATGACAAGAGCAAAAGGATCGTCAAATGTACGTGTAAATGGTATTGGTATATCTCGTCAAGGTGATAATAATACACCACATTTGAGACCACCTAATATACCACCTTGTCCTACACATTCTGCAGGTATATCTACTGGATCAACAACGGTATTTGTAAATGGTAAAGGTTGTGGTCGTGTAGGTGATGGTATATCAGGATGTACTAGTGTTGCTCAAGGTTCTTCTAATGTTTTCTCTGGTTAGCGTATAAATATAAGAGATATGTCAAACTATGATGCTAGCACTAATAACAACTCTAAAAGAGCAAATAGAATCTATAAAGATTTAGATTTAGATTTTGGTCGTAATCCTATTACAAATGATGTTAATAAATTATCAGATGTAGAGGCAGTAAAGAGAAGTGTCAGAAATTTAATTAATACAAATCATTATGAGAGACCTTTTCATCCTGAAATAGGAAGTGATGTTAGATCGTTGTTGTTTGAACCAATGACACCTCTAACTGCTCTTAATTTACAAAGAAAGGTTGCTGAAGTTTTAAATAATTTTGAACCAAGAATTAGTTTACAACAAATATTAGCAAATCCTAATATTGATAGAAATAGTTATGAATTAAAAATTATGTTTTACGTTGTTGGATCAAATTCACCAGTAGAAGTAGAAACATTTTTAGAAAGATTAAGATAATATGGCAAGTAATAAATTCGTAGTAGCAGATTTAGATTTTGACGCAATAAAATCAAATTTAAAATCATTCTTACAAGATCAACCAGAGTTTTCAGATTACAATTTTGAAGGTTCAGGTTTTGCTGTCTTGTTAGACACTTTAGCATACAATACACACTACCTAGGTTTCAATGCTAATATGGTTGCAAATGAAATGTACCTTGACTCTGCTGATATTAGAAAAAATGTAGTATCATTAGCAAAGATGTTAGGATATACTCCTTCATCAGCAAAATCACCTACTGCTGTTGTTGACATAACTTTAAACAACGCTACTGGTTCTTCAGTTACAATGGACAAAGGAACAACATTTTCAGCAAAGATAGATAATATAGAATATAATTTTGTAACTAATGAAGATATTGCAATATCACCACAAGATGGTGTTTATAAATTTTCAAATATAACTTTATATGAAGGCACTTTAGTAAATTTTAAATATACAGTTGATAGTACAGATGTTGACCAAAGATTTGTAATTCCAAATGTAAATGCTGATACAACAACTTTAAAAGTAACTGTACAAACTTCTATTAGTGATACAACAACTGAAGTTTATACATTAGCAACAGGATTGAAAAGTTTAGATAATACATCAAAGGCATATTTTCTATCAGAAACAGATACAGGTAAATTTGAAATTTATTTTGGAGATGATATATTAGGTAAAAAATTAGCAGATGGTAATATTATAACTTTAGAATATATAGTTTCAAATTTAGAAGACGCAAACGGCACAGCAAATTTCACAGCAAAAGGTTCAGTAGGTGGATTTTCAGATGTAACTGTTGTAACTAAAACAGCAGCACAAGGTGGTTCTATTCCTGAAACAAAAGAATCAATTAGATTTAATGCACCTTTACAATATACATCACAAGACAGAGCAGTTACTACAACTGATTATGAAACTTTAGTAAAATCAATTTATCCTAATGCAACTTCTATAAGTGCTTGGGGTGGTGAAGATGATGAAACACCTATTTACGGTGTTGTTAAGATTGCAGTCAAAGGTCAGTCAGGTGTACCATTAACTAACGCAACAAAATTAGATATAGTTACAAAATTAAAAAATTACAATGTTGCTTCTGTTAGACCAGAAATAGTTGACCCAATTATAACTTCAATAATATTAGTTGTTAATGCTAAGTATAATAAAAACTCAACTGCTAAAACTTCAGACACTTTAAAGTCAGATATTTTAAGTGCGATAACAAATTACAATACAAATACTTTATCAGCATTTGATGGTGTGTTTAGATTTTCTAAAATGACAGGTATAATTGATAATGTAGATAGTTCAATATTATCTAATATTACAACCGTTAAAATGAGAAAAGATTTTACACCTACTTTAAACTCATCTACAAAATATGATGTTTATTTTAGAAATGCAATTTACAGTCCACATTCAGGACACGAATCAGTTTTATCATCTACTGGATTTAAAATATCAGGAAACAACAATGAAATGTTTTTAGATGATGATGGTATTGGAAATGTGAGAGTTTATTATCTTGTAAGTGGTATTAAAACAATACAAAATGCTACACAAGGCACAATAGATTATTCTTCAGGACAAGTTACTCTTAATTCTTTAAGTGTTGCTTCTATTTCAAATATTAGAGGTTCTGCTTCTAGTAAAATTGAAATAACTGTTACTCCTAGTTCAAATGATGTTGTACCTGTAAGAGATCAAATTTTAGAAATTGATGTTGCTAATACAATTGTAAATGTTTCTGAAGATACCTTTGTAGGTGGTTCTTCCGAGGCAGGAGTAGGGTACACAACAACACCAAGTTACTAATGTCCTATGGCAAAGTTTAATGATAAAATCTCAACACTCATTACTAGTCAATTACCTAATTTTGTAGTTGATGACCACCCACAGTTTGTTCAATTCTTAAAAACTTATTATCAATTTATGGAATCTGCTTGTTTGCAGGTTACTAGTATTGAAACCACAGATGGTATTACCTTAGAAAACGAAACAGGTATTGCAGATAATTTACTATTAGACGGTTCAAAAATAACTTCAGAAAAAACGCAACAAGACAAAGGCGATAAAATAATTTTTGAAGATTCAGTATTTGGTAAATTTACAGTCGGTGAAACAATAAAAGGTGCTACATCAAACGCAACTGCTACAGTTGTTGCTGAAGATTTATCTACTAATAAAATTTTTATAACAGCACAAGACAAATTTTCTTTAAATGAAACTATAATTGGTAACACTTCAGGTGCTCAAGCAATTATTAATAATTATCTTCCTAATCCTGTAAATAGTATTCAGGATTTAACAAACTTTAGAGATCCAGACAAAGTAATATCAAATTTTTTATCAAAATTTAGAGATGAATTTTTAAAAACAATACCTGAAAATTTAGCAAATGGATTGGACAAAAGAAATTTAATTAAAAACATTAAATCTATGTACCGTATGAAAGGTACACAAAAAGGACACGAATTATTTTTTAGAATATTATTTAATGAAACATCAGAAACATTTTATCCTAGAGAACAAATGTTACGTGTATCTGATGGACAATGGAACACACAAAAAGTTATAAGAGTTGAAGCTACAGTTGGTGATACAACACAATTAGTTGGTAGAACAATTACAGGCAATAATTCAAATGCAACTGCTATTATAGAATCAGTAAAGAAATTTGTAATCGGAAATATAGAAATTTCTGAATTTGTACTTAATATAAACTCAATGACAGGTACTTTTGTTATTGATGAAGAAGTTACAGGAACCTCTAATGATACAGATGGATTTTTTATAAAAGCAAATGTTACAGGTATACCAGGATTAAAAACAATTACAAATGATGGTAACTTGTATTCTACTGGTGATTTTTTATCTGTGATAGGTGGTGGTGTTGGTGCTGATATTGCTATTAGTGATATTGGTTCAGGACCTGTATCAGAAATAGTCGTTGATAATCCAGGATCAGGATATTCTGTAGGAGATGATTTAGTTTTTGATAATACAGGTACGCAAGGAGTTAATGCAGAAGGATTTGTTTCTGTTGTCAATGGTGGTTTCACACAAGAGTCAGGAACACCAGGAACAAATGAAGAAGATCATATTGTACTTGAAGACGAAACACAAAGAAGCGATATTTATTTTGGAAACAAAATTGTTATGGAAGGTGCTACAAACTCCGACTTAAATGATATAACAGATATATTTTTAGTTAATAGAGGGAGTGGTTACACTTCCTTACCTAAAGTATCAATAACATCAAGTGGTACAGGTGCAAATGTTTTAGCACACGGTACAGAAATAGGTAGAGTTATAGGATTAAAAACAAACGAATTAGGAGAAGGTTATCAAAACAGTCCATCTCCAGCAATTAAATTTAGAAACTGTTTATTACTTACTAACAAATCAGGTAACTTTAATTCTAATGATACTATTACAGGTGCTACTTCAGGTGCAACTGGTACACTTGCAAGTTATAATGCTGATATAAGTTTATTAAAAGTAAAAGATTTAAATACTAATTTTATTTTAAATGAAACTATAACATCAACAAGTAGTGGATCAGCAACAGTAAGTAGATTAGATGTTGCTAGTGCTACAATTGATGTAGTTTCTGTTGCAGATACAGATGGTAAATTTTTAAATGAAGATGGTTATGTATCTGAACAAACAATGAAAATACAAGATAGTTTATACTACCAAGATTTTTCTTATGTAATAAAAGTTGGTCAATCTATTAATGACTGGCGAGATAGTTTCAAAAAAACTATGCACACAAGTGGTTTTTATTTTACAGGTCAAGTTGATTTACAAAGTAGATTAAGTTTAAAAGTTAGAACACCAATTACTGGTATTATATCAGGTGCTATTGATACACCATTATTCAATATATTAAATATATTGTTTACAACTGTCTTTGGTAGAAGATTAGGAACAATAGATGACGGATCAAATTTAAGATCAGATAATATGGCTAGTGGAACAATACACGCTGGTAATGATTATGAGGATCCATTTACCTCAAATACCAGAGATGTAACTTTGACAAGACCACCAATTGAAATTCGTATGCTTAGTAGAAAAAGAGCAACAATAGATGGTGTAGAAGTTAAACAAGGGTACGCATATGCAGGACCTAAATTTGGTACAATAAACAAATACGCAAATACATTATTTGGTATAAATTCAGGTGCAAGTAAAATAACATTTAAAGAATTAAGTGGAATAAAAATACAAGGTACAAGAACATCACTAGATGGAAGAGGTGCTATTTTCTTAGCAACTTCAAATCCAGATGGTCAGTTATTAAAGACAAATTTCGCAATGCCTACACAATTTGCAACTTCTCAGGATGTTTTTGATAACACGGTTACTAACTTTGCTCAAACAACTGTAACTTTTGATGATACAACCCCATAGAAATGTTTATAAATAGTAGAAACAATTAGGAACGAAATGGCAAAACAATTAATTAATAGAGGAACATCTGCTAATGATGGAACAGGTGATAATTTAAGAGAAGGTGCAAGTAAAGTAAATACAAACTTTACTGAATTGTACACTGCTTTAGGTGATGGTACCACTCTACTTACTGGTAATTATGTAACAGATAGTGCTTCACAAGTTCTTGCTAATAAAACAATTAGTGGTGCTTCAAATACTATTACTAATATACCTTCAAGTGCTTTATCTTCTTTACCTAACACAAAATTAGATAATTCATCTATTACTATCGGTGACGATACTTCTACAAACTTTAATGTTGAATTAGGTGGTAGTTTTGAAATAGTTGGTGGTTCAGGTATTTCTACTGCTATTGAAAACAATAGAATAGTGTTATCCACAGACGGCTCAATCGTAACTGAAACGTCTAGTGATGTACTTACAAATAAAACAATTTCAGGTTCTACAAATACATTAAATAATATCGGTAATACTTCTTTAACAAATTCAACAGTTTCTTACGGTGGTGTACAACTTTCTTTAGGTAACACGGACGCTACTCCTGCTTTTGATTTATCAGACGCAACAAATTATCCTACAAGTTCATTATCAGGAACAATTACAAATGCTCAATTAGACGGTTCTATTTCAAATGATAAACTTGTCAATAAAAAAATTACAATAGGTGATGATACATCTACTAACTTTGATATTGATTTAGGTGGTAGTTTTGAAATAGTTGGCGGTTCAGGTATTTCAACTGCTATTACAAACAATAGAATAGAGTTAAGTGTTGCAAATGTTCCTAATTCATCTTTAGTAAATGATTCAGTTACAATTGGTTCTACGGCAGTTAATTTAGGTACAACATTAAGTACAACAGCAAATTTAAACCTAACTGGCACATCATCATTATCAGGAACAGGTACAATTGATTTAACTACTGCAGGTTCAAAAATAAGATTTGATTTTTCAGGTTTTGGTTCATTACCATCAGCTTCAACATATGTAGGAATGTATGCTTATGATAGTGTAGGTAACAGACCATATTATTCTTCAGGTAGTGGATGGGTTAGATTGTTAGATGAAAATTCTTCCGTTTCATCACATACGGATGTTAATATAACAGGTGTTGCAGATGGTAATGTTTTAACTTGGAGTTCAGCACAAGGAAGATTTAATGTAACTGCTCCTGCAAGTGGTTCAGTTGCTTTAGACAATTTAACAGATGTAGTAAATAGTTCGCCAACAGCAGGTATGTCATTAGTTTATAATGGCACAAATTGGGTACAAGCGACAACACCAGTTTCACAATTGTTGGTAACAGCAAATGGTTCAAGTGCATACTTATTTACAGGTGCAGGTTTTCCTTCTACTTCAGGTGATAATCCAGCATTACACTTGAAAAAAGGTCAAACTTACTATTTTATTAATAACTCTGGTGGTTCACACCCATTCAGAATACAATCAACAACAGGAACCGGTGGTACTGCTTATAATACAGGAGTTACCAATAATGCAAGTGCTTCAGGAGCAATCATATTTCACGTATCTATGGATACTCCAGCAACACTTTATTATCAATGTACATCACACTCAGCAATGGTAGGAACAATTAACATAACTTAATGAAAAGTAGTATAAATATAAGAAAGAATTAGGAATTATGCCAGCAATTATAACAAATAAATTTAGACTAAACAACGCTGAACAGTTTTCAGAATCATTTTCTGAAACAAACAATCAAGTGTATTACTTAGGAATTGGAAGACCACAACCTTTTGGTACTGCAACAAGACCTGATGGAAGAACAGATTACGAAGGTACTGATTCTTTACCAAATACACCTGCTGATTCAATAGGTAGAGAATTTTATACGTTTGACGATTTAATTGCTGCTAAAAGAGTACAATCTTCAGATATTGCTTTTGTTATTCCAAGAAGAAATTGGATAGCAGGTACGATATATGATATTTACAGACACGATTATGGAGAATATACAACAGGATCAACAAGTGTAAAACAAACAGCAAATAGTGGTGCAACTACTTTATTTGACGCAACTTTTTATGTTTTATCTTCAGCACGAAATATTTACAAATGTTTAGATAACAACGGTGGTGTTGTTTCAACAGATGAACCTACTGGTGTTTCAACTTCAGTAATTACAACTACTGATGGATACAAGTGGAAATATATGTACACACTTTCTGCTGCTCAACAAGCAAATTTCTTATCAACAGATTTTATGGCAGTTTCGCCAAACTCTAGTCCAGGGTCAGATCAATCAAATGTAATTTCTGCTGCTGTTGACGGTGGAATAGATGTAATTAAAATTAAATCTGCTGGTTCAGGTGGTGCAAATGGATCATTTACAGGTATACCTATTAGAGGAGATGGTTCTGGTGGTGTTGCTACAGTAGTTGTTGGTGGTGGTCTTGTAACTTCAGTAACAGTAACTACTCCAGGTACAGGTTATACTTTTGGTACAATTTCAAATGCACAGATAGTTGCCGCTGGTGCAACTAGTTTAGCAGGTGCAGAATTAGATGTAATTATTCCACCTAAAGGTGGTCACGGTGCAAATGCACAAGAAGAATTAGGTGCTTTCTTTGTTATGATGAACACAAGTTTAGAAGGAACAGAAAGTGCAAACTCTGGCGACTTTTCTGCTGTTAATGACTTTAGAAAAATTGCTTTATTAAGAGATCCTACAAAATCTTCTTTAGCAGTAACTTCAAATACGGCAAGATTATCAAAGGCAATTAAAATTGCTTCTTCTCCAACTCCAGGTACTTTTACAGTTGATGAGGAAATTAATCAGGCAACAACAGGTGCTGTTGGTAAAGTTGTAGAATGGGATTCAGTAAACAATATTTTATATTACATTCAAACAAGACACAATGATGCTGGTGTGGACGCAAATGGTAATTTAACGGCGTTCTCAGGTGCAAATGTTATTACAGGTCAAGGTGGTAGTTCTCCTACAGGAACACCTGACACTTCATCAACAGGAACAGTTAACAATGTTTCGTTTACTTCAGGATATGCAGTTCCTGAAATAGACCACAATTCAGGTGATGTACTTTATATTGAAAATAGAACACCGATACAAAGAGCACCAGATCAAACGGAAAACATTAAACTGGTCATAGAATTTTAGGGGTAATTAAATGTCAAGTCCAACAGACTTTAACCTCTCGCCTTACTATGATGACTTTGCAGAAAGCAAATCATTTCATAGAATACTTTTTAGACCAGCATTTGCTGTTCAGGCAAGAGAGTTAACACAATCACAAACAATTCTACAAAATCAAATTGAAAAATTAGGTGACCACTTTTTTGAAAAAGGCGCTATGGTTATTCCTGGCGAGATTGGTTATGATTTAAATTATTACGCTGTAAAACTTTCAAGTATAGATAGTACAAACACTTTAGCACAATTTACAAATGGTACAGTTTTAACAGGTTCTACTTCAGGTGTTGTTGCAACAATAGTAAATCAAAGTACAACAGACGGAACAGATCCAGATACTTTATTTGTAAAATATAGTAAGTCAGGTGGAAATAATAAAAACGAATTTTCTTTTGCAGATGGAGAAATACTTACAGGAACAAATAGTGATTCAGTCAATGTAATCGCAACAGTTAACACAACTGCTATAGGTTCTGCTGCTCAGGTACAAGCAGGATCATATTACATTAATGGATTTATGGTTAATGTTGCTGAACAAACAATTATACTTGACAAATATACAAACACACCTTCATATAGAGTAGGATTATTAGTTACAGAATCTTTTGTAACTCCTACACAAGATAATACTTTAAACGATAATGCTCAAGGCGTTTCAAACACAAATGCTCCAGGTGCTCATAGATTTAAAATAGATTTAACTTTACAGAAAAAAGCTGTAGGTGCTGTTGATGATTCAAACTTTGTAGAATTATTAAGATTGCAAAGTGGTATTTTACAAAATCAAGTTAGAACAACAGAATATGCTGTATTAGAAGATACTTTTGCTCGTAGAACATTTGACGAATCAGGTGACTATTCTGTAAAAGATTTTGATTTAGATTTAAGAGAACATTTAATATCAGCAAATAATAGAGGAGTATATACTGCCGCTAATGGTGGATTAGAAAGTAAAATTGCTGCTGGTTTAGCACCAGGTAAGGCATACGTAAGAGGTTATGAAATAGAAACTATTGGTTCTTCTTTTGTAGATGTTGATAAGGCAAGAGAATTTGATACACAAAATGCTTTCCCTACAAGATTTGATGTAGGTAACTTTGTTAATGTAACTAATGTTTATGGTACTCCAGATGTAGGTTTTGTAACAGGAGAAACTGAACCATATAGAAACTTATTCTTATACAATGAACCAACTGCTGTTCGTGGTACAGGTAATTCAGGATCAGGCGCAAGTATCTATCAAGTAGGTCGTGCTAAAACGAAAGGTTTTGAATATAAATCTGGTACTGCTGCTAGTAACATCTTTCCTAATTCAAGTTCAATATTTAAACATTATCTTTTTGATATTAGTATGTTCACACACTTGAACATAACAAGTAATGTACAATTTACAACAGGAGAAAAATTAACAGGAGATAATTCAAATGCAACTGCTACGGTAGAAGCTGTTTCTACTGTATCATCAATTGCTGTATCATCAATTACAGTTGCAAATCCAGGTGTTGCAAGTGCAACTGCTCACGGATTTAAAGAAGGACAACAGATAACTTTTGACGCTATAAGTGCTACAATCGGTGGTGTTGCGATAACAACTAGTGATGTATTTACGGTAAGAAATCCAAGTACAAATGATTTTGAATTATATCTGGAAGATGGTATAACTCCTGCTAATGTTGACGCTTACACATCTTCAGGTAATGCTTTACACGGCGTTGTAGTCGTTTCAAGTGTTAACGGAGAATTTACAGCAAACGAAGTTATTAGAGGATCAATTTCATCTTTAGACGCAACAATTCAAAAAAACGCTGTAGGATTTGCAGGTGTAAGAAGTTATGATTTTTCAGCTGTTAAACAAATTTATGGATCAGGTACGGCAACTTATACTGCTGATACATCTTTAGATAATAATGGAGAGAATGTTGTTATATCAGGATTTTTAGATATTGCAAACGCTAGTAATTCTGTAACAGGTGTTAATACAAGATTTACAGTAGAATTAAAAGTAGGTGATTCAATTTCATTTACAAATGATAGTGGTACTACTGAAACAAAAAGAGTAGAGGCAATTATTTCAGATAATAGTTTAACTTTAGGTTCTGTTGTTGCTGCTCAATCTACTAAAACAGTTGCAACAAGACGAAGAGCAAAATTACAAGAGGCAAATAAAAATATTTCTATATTTAAATTACCATATGACAATATTAAAACATTAAAAACTGCTAGTAATTCAAATATAACTGATACAAGTTTTGCTGTTAGAAGACAATTTATTGTAACATTATCAGGCGGTTCTGGTCAGATTACTGCAGGAACAAATGAGTCATTTCCTTCAAGTGCTAATGACCTAGATTACACAATATCAATAGATGATATTGCTAGTGCAACTGATGGTGCTACAGGAGACGTATTAACTACAATAGGAAATAACCACGCAGGTAATCCTATATTTACTCAACCATCAGGTAATGGTACAAGTGTATTTGATTTTGGTTCTAACTATGCAAATGCAAAAATTAAAATTATCGCAACGGTCAATAGATCAACTGCTGGTTCTAAATCAAAAACTTTAGTTTCAGGTACTACAAAAGATATTACCTCATTAGCAGATTGCATAAAACAAGGTGGTATAAATTTAGGTCAGGCAGACATTTATCAATTAACAAGTGTAAAAATGGCAACTGCTTTTGGTACTTATAGTGCTTCAGGTGAAGTTGATATTACGGAAAGATACGAATTAGATAACGGTCAAAGAGATAACTATTATGATGTTGGTAGAATTAAATTAAAATCTGGTGAGTTAGAACCAACAGGTTCATTAAGAATTATGTTTGATTACTTTACTCACGGTTCTGGAGATTATTTTGATGTTGACTCTTACACAGGAGTTGTTGACTACGCAGATATACAAAGTTACAGTTCAGACACAACAGGAGTAACTTTTCAATTAAGAGATTGTTTAGACTTTAGACCTAGAGTTGCAGATAACTCAACTATTAATTCAGGTCAATTTTTTGATAGAGATTTTGACCCAGGTAATAATGCTTCAACGGTAGATGTTGTTAAATTTGGAACAGATATTATTGCTGATTTTGAATATTATTTACCTAGAATAGATAAAATATTTTTAGATAAAGAAGGTGCCTTTAAAGTATTAAAAGGTGCAAGTGCTTTAGACCCACAAGTTCCAAAATCTTTAGATGGCGCAATGCACCTATACACTTTAGAAATTCCTGCTTACACTTTATCAACCGAAGATATAAACATTAAAAGAGTTGATAATAGAAGATATACAATGAGAGATATTGGTAAACTAGAAAGTAGAATTGAAAATGTAGAATACTATACTCAATTGTCTTTATTAGAAAGTAATGCTCAAAGTTTACAAATACAAGACTCACAAGGATTTGACAGATTTAAAAACGGATTTATCGTAGATAATTTTACAGGCCACGGTATAGGTAATGTAAAAAATAGAGATTACAAAGCTGCTATGGATATGGCAAAGGGTGAATTAAGACCTACCTTCAATGAGGATGCTGTTAAATTAATTGAGGCAGATGAGGATGGTACTTCTATATTAGCTGCTGATAGAACAGCTGCAAATTATCAAAAGACTGGTGATTGTTTAACTTTACCATATACGGAAACAACTTTAATAGATCAACCTTTTGCAAGTAAAAGTGTTAACGTCAATCCTTTTGATGTATTCAATTGGGCAGGTACAGTAGAATTAACTCCATCTTCAGATGAATGGAAAGAAACTAATAGAGCACCTGAATTAGTAATTAATAATGTGGGTGCATTTGATAGTTTAGTTTCTGGTTTAGGTAATCCTAATTTGTTAGGTATTGAAATAGGTACTGTTTGGAACGACTGGCAAGACTTTTGGTCAGGTTCCCCAGCAGATGTTTCAACTAGAGATGTAGGTGGTGCTAGACGAAGTGGTAGACGAGTATTTACAAATACAGAAATAACTACACAACAATTAGTTAATCAAACAAGAACAGGTGTTAGACAAAGATTAGTACCTCAAACTGTAAGAAACTCAATTGGTGACAGAATAGTTAATGTTGCATTTGTTCCATTTATTAGAAGTAGAACAATCAACTTTGTTGCTACCAGAATGAAACCAAATACTAGAGTTTATGCTTTCTTTGATAACGTAGATATTTCAGCATATGTAACTCCTGCCTTAGGCTCAAATTTAGATACAGATAATAATGGTTCAGTATCAGGAACATTTAATATACCTGATCCTGCAGTAAGTTCAAATCCTAGATGGAGAACAGGTACAAGAGTATTCAGATTAACAAGTTCTCAAAACGATACTAGATTTGATGTAGAAACTTCAGCAGAATCAGATTACGTTGCTAGAGGTATTTTAGAAACAGTACAAAACACAATTATTTCTACTAGAGAACCACAATTAGTTAGAACAGATACTACATCTACTAGAACAATTAATAGAGTTTCAACTAGACAATCTACAAGAACAATTGGTTGGGTTGATCCTTTAGCACAAACATTTATGATTGATGATCCTGGAGGAGTATTCTTAACTTCTATGGATATGTACTTTGGAAGTAAAGACGCAAATATTCCAATAACTTTACAAATAAGAGAAGTTGTAAATGGTTATCCTGGTTCAACAATATTACCTTTTTCAGAAAAGACTATAAATCCTAGTTCAGTAAGTACAAGTACAGACGCTTCAGTTGCAACAACATTTACTTTTGACAGTCCTGTTTTCATACAAGAAAATACTGAATACTGTTTTGTATTATTAGCAAACTCTAATAATTATACTGCTTATGTTGGAAGACTTGGAGAAAAAGTATTAGGTTCTGATAGAACAATATCACAACAACCTTATGCAGGTGTTATGTTCAAATCACAAAACGGTTCTACTTGGACTGCTGAACAAAATGAAGATATTAAATTTAAAATTAAGAGAGCAGAATTTAGTCAAGTAACTGGTACTGCTACACTTGTTAACGAGGCATTGCCTACTAAAACATTAAAGAACAATCCTTTAAGAACATTGTCAGATAGTTCGGCAATATTACGAGTATCACATCCTAACCACGGTATGCACGGTACAAATAATAATGTAACTATCGCAGGAGTTCCTACAGGCGGTTCTTTAAACGGATTAAGTGCTGATCAGATTAATGGAACATATACTCAAATTTCTAATGTAACTTTAGATAGTTACGATATTAATCCTACACACAATACGTCTTACTCAGGATCAATTGTTAATCCTAATCAATCAGGAGATATTGGTTCAAATGCTGTAACAGCAACACAAAATAGATTGTATGATGTATTAAATTTAAGTTTACAAACTATGACTGTACCAGGTACAAGTTTATCCTACAATATGAGACCTACAACTGGTAGATCAATAAATGGTAGTGAAACAGAATTCCAATTAACAGGTAGTGCAAGTTCTATAAATGTTATTGCAAATGATAATATTTACTTTACTGCTCCTAGAATGGTTGCAAGTTCAATAAATGAAACAAATGAAATGACAGGAAATAAATCATTATTTGTAAATTGTGTTATGTCAACTAGTAATACAAAAGTTTCTCCAGTAATAGATTTACAAAGATGTAGTGCATTTACAATTCAAAACAGATTAAATCAACCACAATCAGGTGATGTAAATTATGTTGCAGATACAGAAAATGTAGGAACATCAACTGCCGCTGTGTACTTAACTAAACCAGTATTATTAGATAATCCTACAACTGCTTTAGATATAAGATTAACTTCTAATATAAGATCAACTTCAAGTGTAGAAGTTTATTTTAGAACATCATCTTCCGAAGAAGTAAGAAATATAGATGACTTGGCTTGGATTCCATTTAACACAACAGGAAGAGAAGATACAACAATTACTCCTGCTGAAGATAATGAAACATTTAAAGAATACAAATACTCTGCTACAGGATTAAACGAATTTACAGCGTTTGAAATTAAAGTAGTTATGAAAGGATCAAATTCTTCATACCCACCTGTAATTAGAGATATGAGAGGAATTGCATTGGCAGTATAATGAGTAAATTTTTAAAAGTTGAAGGACACACAAATTTAGTTAGAGATATAGGTTCTAATGCTATTGTGAATACAAATAAAAGTGAATATCAACTTTATATGCAAAGAGTTCAGGAAAGAGAATCACAAGGAGATAAGATAAGAAATGTGGTTAAAGACATAAATAATTTAAAGTCTGAATTAAAAGAGATTAAAGAATTAATAAAAGGATGTTTAGGTAAAAACTAATGGCAGTAAAATTTATAGCAGAAACAGATACACTAGAACAATTTAGATTGGAGTTTAACGACTTATCAGCTAATCAATTTGGTGATATTGCAAATCTATCAGGTTCTATTAGTGCGTCTAATTTAGTTGACGCTATGAATGAAACTATTAGTATTGCAACATCAACTGCTGGGTGGACAATTGCAGACGAAACTTCAACTACGCAGATTGTTGGTGGTGGTGATACTTTGACGGTTTTAGGTACTGCTAATCAAATACAGGCAGTTGTATCAGTACCAGATAAATTAACTTTATCTTTACCAAATGATGTATCTATACCAAATAACTTAACTGCTCTTGGTACAACACATACTTTTGGTTCAGTAGAAATTAGTGGAAACAATATTAGATCAGTTGATACTAATACACTTTCTGTTTTAGATACATTAAGAGTAAGTGAATTAGAAACAGGCAGTGGATTATTAAGTGTAGATGAAAACTCTAGTATACCAAGATTTACTTCTTCAGCAGCTGGCAAGGCATTAACTTTTGACGCTGTACCTCTTTTCAATAGTTCAGTTGAGTTTGATGGTGCAACTGCTGGCACATTTAAAACTACGATAACGGCAACAGACCCAACATCAAATAATACAATTACAATTCCAGATATAACTGGTACAATAATTACAACTGGAGATTCAAATACAATTACAAGTTCAATGATTGCTCCTGGTGCATTATCAGGTAGTGATCTAGCAGACGACTCAGTAAATGAGGCTAAAATTGCTGATGACGCTGTAGGACAAGATCAACTTAAATCAGTAGTTACATTGCAGATATTAAACTCATCTGGAGGAGTATTAAAAACAATATATGGTGCTGGTGCATAGGAATGAAAAATTATGGCAGTCAGATCACCTTTAAAAAATGATAGTGGTAATCTAAAAGAGATGTCCTCTGCTGAGGTCACTCAAATAGTAAATCAAATCGTCTATCAATATTCATTAAATCCAAGTGTATCATTATCAGTTGTTAGTTCAGGTGGTAGTTTAGGATCAATTACAGATACTAGATTACAGGCAGGTGCTATGAGTCAAACAAATAGTTCTTTTCCTACTGAAGCACAAACAGATGAACCTTCAGTAGTTACGGTTACATATGATAAAGTTAGTCAATCAATTGCAAGTGTAAGTCCAACTGCTGATACAGGAACAACTTTTCCTGTATTCTATAATGCTGGTAATATTCAAGCAATGTCTTTACAAGATGTTAAAGATACTTTT